CGCTATAGAGCAACTTGGGCTATCAAACACGTCATTTACTGTTTTGGGCCGCAGACTGTTGTAATATGGCATCGGCAAGGTGCCCAAGATGCTCACGCTCGCGTCTCTTGTTTTCGGCATCAGTTCCGGAGGAAGTACGCCTGTTGTTGAGTCTATCTGTGAAAACAGTTGTATTGCTTGTTGTTTGTCCATCTTGATATTTTTCTAAATCACGTTTCGCCCATTTGCGGAACGTAAGGTTTGCACTAACGTACTTTTTGAGCAACTCTCGATAGTTGTGCATCGAGACAAGAGTGTCCTGGATTAACTGAAGCGAGAAATCTCGCTTTATTCGTTCGAATTGTTCTTCCGTAAACGGCTCTTTCAGTTTAGCCACATTAGGAGCATTCGCAGCAATCCATTGCTTGAACTTTTCAAAATTTTCATTCTTGGGTTTCTCCGGTTCGGGGTCAGGGTTGCGCGTGCCTGCGCGCGTATAACCCTCCTCTCCTTTACAATCCTCTCCTTTACTCTCCTTTCCAGCAGGAGTAGTTTCGAATATTCCCGACTGTTCGGGATTATTCGCGAATGTTCCCGAATTGCTTTGTTTTTTGCCCGAAAGAACGTTTTCTATTACTTCTGCAGGAATTTTTGACTTTTGCGGTTTGTCGATGCGCTCACTGGAAAAGTCCATCACGTAGTAGCTTTTGTTTTCGAATGTAAAAGGTACAAGGATAGAGTTTTCAATCAGTTCTTGCAGCCACCCAGAAACCTGCTGCTTACGAATATCTTCGCGGGCAGGAAAGACTTTCGACTTGATGATAGTTTCATTAGCTAAAATGACACCGCTATCATCAGCAAAGTTTTTCATGCCTATATAAAGCAGACAAGCCGGAAGAGATACGTTCGAAAACCTTTCATCTTCCCAAAATTCCGGTACTATAGTTCTAATTCTTGGCATATTTATACAGTCATTCTTTCAGGAATTCCCATCAAATCAAACAAAGTAGGAGCCTCGACTTCCATTTCAATCTCACGCAAATAAGTAAGGCTATCTTTCCAATAGTCATAATTAAGTTCCGTAGAAAGACCTCTACGGCCTAACTTGACAGCACAATAAGGGACGGTTCCAATACCACCAAACGGATCAAATACCAATTCGCCTTTGTTTGAATACCGTTCAATCAGCCTTTCAACGATGTCCAACTGAAGAGGGCAAATATGATTCTGTCGTTTCTTTTGCGACTGTTTGGTGTTAAGCGTCCGCATACGAACCACATCATCCCATATCCAATCCTTTTTGCTTACCGGATCAACGGCCATAAATGTCTTTGGCAGTTTCCCGTATGCATCCAGCTCTTCAGCAAATGAAACGTGCTCTTCATAGTTGTAGATATGTTCACGTTCGTAGTTACGGAACAAATGCCGAATCTTATCTATTCCAGCACCTTTCATATCTTCGTATGACAACAATGAATTGCCGGAAGACTTCCAACTTGCATGGGCATCGATCTGCCAACGGGCCAGCGAGTATTCGCTCTTGTCCTTCTTAACAGGCCGGTCGGCATAAGCACGTGAGGTATCGGTAGGCAACTTGCGAAATAGCAATACATATTCAGGGCATCCGACTCCCATCTTGGAACCATCCTTGCACATCTCGGTATAGCCCAAACGGTAGGTCTGGTTGTTTTCCCTCACCACATCAGTATCGACCGTAATGCGCCCCATATATCGGAAGCCATGCTTCATGTAATGAAATACAGTCATTTCGCTGAACGGGTCAATAGTTGGCATACCGTCCCCCGTGGCGTTGCCGAACAAAACACGATCTTTCACATGGATGCAGGCCAACCGACCCGGTTTCAAAATGCGCATTAACTCTGGTGTAAGATAATCCATCTGTTCAAAGAACTTATCGTTATCTTCATTGTGCCCAAAGTCATTGTATGTAGGCGTGTATTCGTAATGATTTGAGAACGGGATACTGGTTACGATCAGATCTACAGAGTTACTTTCCATCTTCTGACATTCCAATACATTATCGTTATTGATTGCTTTCCACAACTTGCCGGATTTTTCTTCCCGACTGGCGAACATCCAGCGCATCATCTTTTCCTCGGCCTGCAAACCGAACAAACCGTTATGCCGGACAATTTCAGTCATATTTGCGACCATTTCCCGGTGTTGTGCCCATTTCTGCATGAAGCTCTTAAATATTTCACCCTCGCTTTCGGCATAGACCAGATAGAGATCAACGGGATGCTGCTGCATAAAGCGGTATATACGGGCTATCGCTTGGAACTTATA